AGGGCGGCGATGAGCGCGGCCAGAATCCACCGTCCATAGGTCATTTGGTTTTGTCCTTCTCTTGGCGTTCCTGCGTCATCGGATCGATCCTGGAAGTCAAAGAAATGACAGGAGATCAGTCGCGAGTCCCACCGCCTGACGTGCGAGGTGCTCATCGATCTCCGCGTAAAACACGACGTGGCTGGTTCCCATCGATGTGAGTCTCCCTAACTCGCGGCTTCTGTCGCAAAGAGCGGCGCGGCAGTCCCAATCCGCCGGCGGGCCAGCTCCGCATACGCCGGATTCAGTTCAATCCCGACAAACGACCGCCCGCACTGAATCGCTACCTGGCCAGTGGTGCCGCTGCCGCAGAACGGATCGAGCACGGTATTACCGAGTCTCGAGCCAGCCTTGATACAGCGTTCAGGAATCGCTTCTGGGAACGTGGCAAAGTGCGCCTCGGGATACTGAGCCGGCGCGAATGACCATACGCTCCGGCAATTCGAACCGCCCATCCGCTGCTCATCCTTCGGCATCGCGTCCCACCGGTCATTAAATCCTGCGTGGCGGCGTCCGTGGCCGCGCTGCTTGTCGCAGATGCGCCGCTTCACATCGCTGGCGTTCTGCGCGCCAGTGCCCGCGTACGCCTTGCGCGCCTTGCCGTCGTAGCCGTCGCTGAATTCGCGGAGCGTTGAAGCCGCATACATCTCGCGGATGGCGGGCGCGTCGTAGAAGTACCGCCGCCGCTTCGACAGCAGGAAGATGTATTCGTGCGCCTTCGTCGGCCGGTCCTGCACTGATTCAGGCATCGGGTTTGGTTTCGACCAAATGATGTCAGCGCGGAGATACCACCCATCGGCGCGGAGGGCGAACGCCACCATCCACGGAATCCCCACCAGGTCTTTCGGCTTCAGCCCCGGCACGGATACATCCTGTGGTCGCAGGCCGTGCCGGCGAGCCGGCTGTTTCGGATCAATGCCATGCGCCTGCCCCTTCGCGTTCTGGTAGGAGTCGCCAAGGTTCAACCACAACGTGCCGTCAGCGCGAAGCGTGCGGCGGACGGAGGCGAATACATCGACCATCGCGGCGACGTACGCCGCCGGCGTCTGCTCGACGCCGAGCTGCCCGCGCGTGCCGTAATCGCGCAGACCCCAATACGGCGGCGACGTGACGCAGCACTGCACGGAGCCGTCCGGCAATTCAGCCAGCTTCTCGCGCACGTCACCGACGATCACCCGCCACTCCGTCAACGTCCGTCCTCCGAATTACGTGCCACGAATCAGCTTTCTGATTACTGCGCGGTAGTTCCTGTCGCCACGAGTCACCACTGGGTACGCCCGCGCGCATCCTCTTCGTCGTTCTTCTTCCTCTGCCTGCTTCAGGAGACCTCTCCACTCGATGACTCCACGATCACGCGGCTTCCCATCGCAGTTTCGTTTGCGTCGGATGCTTGTCCACTCGCGGCCGACTGGGCTTGTTCCATGATCCGCCCCCAGCCTCACCGACGCACCGATACCCAGCTCCTCGGAGGCTTGCGCCGCTCTCTGACGGCAGCGTGTAGGTCACGAGCCGCTTATAGCCAAGCGCGAATGCCGCACGCCTCGCGGCCCCGTAGAGCGCCGAACACGCGTCCTTACTGCCGTCTGTCGCCACGCGCGTAATCTCCAGTGTCAGCCCGTCGTCGAGATGCCGCGCCACGGGACGGCCGATGATGGCGACGCCGCGAATCTCCCGCGTGACGTCAGCGACGCCAAGCGAGAACCGATGGCCAACGACGCGCCCATGATGCCGATGGTGCTGCTGCACGAAGGCGTTGGCTTCGGCCAGCGGCAGCGGCACCACGTCGTATTTCACAGACAATCCCCACTCGCCGACGTCGCCATGGCGAAACTGGACATCGGCTGCAATTGACTCGCCCTCGCTTGACACGTCGCCCGATCAGAGACGTATGCGCTGTTCATACGATGCCCTTAATCGCCTGCTCGACGAGCGTCAACGCCGAGCCATCCGCGATCTGCTTCGGCGTCACCCGCAGCACTTTCCACCCGGCGAGCGTCGCCGTGTTGTACTTCTCCATGTCGTTGACCATCCCCGCGCCTCGTGAATGCCGCCCCGCCACGAACACGCCCCCTTCCACCTCGAGCGCGACTGGCGGTTCGACCTTCGGCCACGCGTAATCGAATCGCCAGCGCCGCGGAGGGGCAAACCTGTACTCCGCAGTCGGCTCCGGCAAGGCGGCCAGCCGGCATTGAATCGCCAACGGGACTGCGGCTCTTTTCATTTCACGGGCCTGATGAGAGTCTCCCTCCGCCGTCTCCCCTGAGTCGGCCGGACCTGACACCCACTGCTCATGGCCGTCCTTGTTCTCCCACCAGGCCCAACTTGTCACGACGCGAGGTCATCGAGCGATGTGATGATCGGCTTGCCGATCGACACGGCGTACTCTCGTTCCTTGAGCGCACCGGCACTCGTCTCCCAGCGCGGCAACATCAGGACGTGGGTGCAGCGATCGATCACCGCGAGGTCGTAGTCGAGCCAGCGATCCCACGGCACATCCGACCACGCGGACGGAAAGGCACCCGACAGATGCGGGCAGAACACTGGGATCCCGCGCTTCAGCGCATCGAGAAACACACGCAGACCAGCGGCGACGTTCTCTTCGACGGTGAAGCCATGCTTCGCCGTCATCGGCCCGGAGAGGTAGACGAATACGTCTCGCCTCACGTGCCCACCTTCTCCGGTGGCTGCGCGTACTTCGCATTTGCCTCGCGGCGTCGCCGCAGCGTTGGGTTCCACGATCGACAGGCACAGGGTTCGACCCATTCGTGCGCCGCGTGCTCGAAGTCTCGGCCGCACGGCTCGACCGGACACGCCCGCGGGTGCCAGCCGCTGTCCCCGCACGTCGCACAGTCGAACCGCCAGAGCCTGGTAATCGGGATCCGGATGTCGATCCCGCTCGCCGGATTAGTCAGGACGAGCTCGCGTCCGCCGCCGACCAGGTCTTCGACGTGCGGCTCGGGCAGCGGCAGGGGCAGCGTGTTGACGGCGTCGCAATCGGCGCGCAACTCCGCCGGCGTCGGAAACCACTGCCGGGTCCGGATGGCGTGGTTCACGGCGCGGGAAAACAGATCGTCCGGCACGTCTTGGAGCGCCGCGAAATACTCGACCACGTCACCAGGGACGCCGCGCAGCACGCGCAACCGGTCGATCTGCTGGTCGCAATGGGCCGCCGTCACGGCTTGGCCTTCCCCGCGCGGGCGGCTTCCAACTGCTGCCACTCGGCCAGCCGCGACGGCCACGGAGCCTTGCGCGCGGGCGCCGCCGCCGCTGGTAATTCCTGTCGCCAGCGTTCCTCCTCGAACCAGACGTCCATGCCCGGAATCATGCGGGGATTGGCCCACTGCTCAGACACAAGATGATTTTCCAGCGCTGCCATCAAGGCGGCGAACCCTCCCGCTAAGTCGAGCGCGCGCAAGAAGTTCTGCTCGACCAGCGGACCGCCTTTGCGCCGCGACCGCGGATACGCGTCCCGAAATTCCGCAAACGCGACGTCGTTCTCTTTTTCTTTGAAAGAGCTTTGCAGTCTGCTATCTGCACTCTCCATTACGCGCGGGTTAAGCGGTGGGCTACCAGTGGCTTCGATCTGGCTTAGGGGTTGGGTTAGCCGGCCACCCTTCTTTCCGTTCTCCGACTGGCGCTGCCGAAAGGCAATCTGTTTGCGCCGCTCGTCCTCCAACCGCGCGTTGACGAGCCGGCCGTCGCGCTCGATGAAACAGGCCGAGAGGACGCCGCCCCACAGCTTCCGAAAGCGCGGCTCTGAAAGGCCGAGGATGCGGGCCAGGCCGCCCGGACTATTCGGGAGACTCCCGTCCAACCATTCGACCGACAGCAGCGTGATGTAGGCCCCGCGCTCGGTGAGACTCATCGCCATCACTTTCGACGAAGACAGAAATTCCTTCGGGTAGAACTGAAAGGCCGGACTCGCTTTCTCCGCTTCCGCCATCAGTTGCCGCCTTTGCTACGCCACGTACACCGAGTCCGCGCGCGGCCCTTTCGGCCCCTGCCCGGCTTCAAACTGCACCGTCTGCTGTTCTCGCAGGTCATCGAACCGCGCGCCTTTCACGACCGATCGATGGAAGAAGAATTCTTCCCCCGTGTCGGGATTGCGCAGGAAGCCGAAGCCTTTCTCCGTGTAGAGCCGTTGAATCAAGCCGGTCGTCATCGCGTCGCCTCCGTCGTCACGTAGCGGTACCAGAGCAGGACGTAGGTGTCGGGTTCGATCAGTTGAATGGCCTCGACGTGCGCGTGGGGCATCCGCGCGATCTCATTGAGCCGCGCCGCGCACGCGTCGTCCGTCGTCACGCGCTCGATGGCCCAGTGCTCATGCTGGACGCGCGGGTCGTCGTGCATCCGGCGATAGGCGGCATCGAGCGCGGCGGCGTCGGGATCGATCTCCGCGAGATGCTCCGTGTCGATCAGGGCCTGTTGTTTCATCGGTGCGGCTTCAGTAACTCGTCAAGTTCGCGCAACGCGCTCGCCTGCTGCACGCGTGGCACCCAGCGCATCACCCAACGAGCGAGCGCTACTTCGAGCGGCATCTTCTCTGGCGCTGGCGTCACGACGTCGCCGAAGAGATTGCGATCCATTAGTCGCGCGCCATCCATCTGTCGCGTGGCCGAATGACAGCGTGCGGACCCTCATCAATGGCCGCTTCCAGATGGCAGGGATGAGTCGAGAGGCCCCACTGGGCGCTGCGCTCGAACCGCTCGATGTAGATCGGCCGGTCCTTCATCGGCAATCGCTGCAATTGCTCGATCAGGTCGTTGATGGTCATCTCACTTCGTCTTTCCGTTGCTTCGTTCCCGCGCATACGCGACGTGGATCATCAGATTCCAGAGCACCCGTTTCGCTTCTTTCAATTCGCATTTCGCTTCATGCCGTGGAATGTCCTCGCGGTCCGCGAGTGGCTGATGGCAATAGCAGCACCGGAATCGCGGCGGATCCGTTGGCACCTCATTCCCGCTCGATCCTGTCTGTCACGCGCACTACATGACCCCTCGACCAATCCTGTGAGGCATGCTCGGCCAGATGGCAATCGGCGCAGAGCGGCTGAATGTTCGCCTTCACCGTGCGCAACTCCGGAGCTAATGACCGCGGCCTGATGTGATCGTGGTGAATGCCCGTGACCCACCGGCCGCACGTGGCGCACTCGACGTAGCCGTTCTCGCCGTGCTCACGATCAATCTCCGCACAGACAGCCCGATACACGCGCTGGCGTTTCGCACGCTTGGCGCGCCGCGCTCGCGCCGTCGGACCTGCTGGAGTCGCCATTACAACCGTCTCTCCAAGAGCCGCTCGCAGATCTGATCGGCCGCGGTCTTGACCGCCGCATCCAGTGCCGCCTCGAGCCGTGCAATCTCCACCAGCAGCACACGAATGTCGGCTGGTGTCGGGTCTGAGGCGCAGGGATGGCCGTGTGCGATGTGCTCCAGCCGTAAACGGTGAGCAGCCGTCATGGCTCTCTCGCTTTCAACATGGCGTCGGCTTGCTCATACGACCACGCCGCAGCCTTCGCCGGGTTGTCGCGGCAATCGCTCACCAGCAGGAATCCGACGAGCGCTTGCCCGGCGAAGTAGTCACGCAGCGACATGCCGCTATGCCTCGCTTCGGCTGTGGCAAAGTTTCGCGGATCGTCTGGCTCAAACACACCCTCAGCGACATACCGCACACGCTTAGTTCGCTCGCACGGAAACGCGGGGCCGCCGTCAGGCTCAGTCATGCGACGGCCACGCTCGGGAAATCGACATCGATATTGGTGAGCGTCAGGCCCATCGCGACCGCCCGCGTCCGGCAGCTGCCGCACAGACACCACTCCTCGTCGCGTCGGCCGTCCGCCTCCGGACGCACCCAGATGCAGTCGTCCTTCGCCTTGCCGCAGCGGTCACAGATCGCTTTCCGATAGACGGCCGGCATCAGAAGGCCCCAGCCAATTCGACCTGCCGCGCATCCAACGCGTCCTTGAGCCCCTTGGCCGTCACGTAGGCATCGAAGTCACGCACCAACCGCTCGCAGTCCTGCCGCATCCCAGCGTAGGGATACAGCGTGAACGTCTCGATGCTGTTGAGGCTGATGACGTTGTTGGTGGCTTCGTGCAAGCAGTACACCTGGTAGGTGAGCGCCTTCGCTTGGAAGGTATCGAGCAGGTAACGCCACTGACAACTCGCTGCATACTTGTCAAAGTCGAACGACGACAGCCGCGCCTTCGTCTCGATGATTTGCGCCCCCACCAGTTGATCTGCCTTCGTGACCACGTCGTGTCCGGCGTAGACGCCCACCGCCTTGGGTTCGAACACGGCGTGCGCGCGGTCGATCAATGCGAGCGCCGGATCCATCACGTCATCGTCCAGCTCGATGACGTCCGTCGTGCCACGCGGGGTCACGCGATAGCCACCGGATACCTTGAAACGTTCCGGGTCGCGCAGGACAAGACCGAAGGCTTGGCCAATGTTCACTAAGTGATTCGGTGTCCACCGATTGCAGATGGTGTCGAGGAGTTCCGACTCTTCCATCCATTCCTGCTCGGGCTCCATGAACAGCCGGAAGGATTCGAGGACCGTGGTCGAGATCCTCACGGCCGATCACCCGCCACGATGACAAGGCCCTCCATCGTGGTGATGACCGTGATCAGCGCATCGGCCAAGGCCCGGGCGTACGCGACCGACTCCGCATCGAATCCCGGCAGGAAGATGGACACGTCGGTGCCCAGGCGCAGCACGATGAAACGCTTGCCGCCGTCGGGCCCTTCGTTGGCCATCTGCCGCATGACCGCCTCCGGCTGCGCGTCCTTCGCGTCGTAGAGGCCCACGCTCACGTTGACCGCCATGACCTACGCCCCCACCGCCGCCGGCTCCGCGGCCGTCTTCGGCGCCTTCACAAACGCTTTCTTCGCCGTGTCATAGGTCAGCCCGAGCGCTTTGGCCCGGTCCCGCAGGAGGCCCTTGACTGGCGCGACGATGAGCGGCTTGCCGACCGCGTTGATCGGCTCCACCAGCGCCGTGCATTCGTCCGCCTTCGAGCAGTTCTCGATCTTCGTGCGCCAGTCCGCGACCGCTGCCGTGATCGCCGCGCTCTCCTCGGAGATCGCCCCGAGCGCCATCCGCCCGTGGTCGAACAGGTCCGCCATAAACGTCTGCGCCTTCGCCACCGGCGGGACGACGAGCGGCTTCCACCCCGCCGGGTTCTTGCCGATCCACCGGTCCGTCGGGTTGAAATCGAGCACCCGCTCCCGCCCGTTCATGTAGCAGTAGCCGACGAAGTCGCTGACCTTCATGACTTCGGCGTAGCTGCCGCCGACGATCTCCGGTCGTACCACGCGCGTGTCGCCGTCCTTGTCTTCCTTGTCGTGCGCGATGAGCAGGACGTCCTTGCCTTTCGCGCGAAGGTTCGACATCCACGTCCGGAAGGTGTTCTTCAACTGCCCCCAGCCCTGCTGGCTGGGATTGCCGCCGGGGAACTTCTTCGGATCGGCCGACGCCAGGTGCGCGATCATCACGTCGAGACAGCGCCCGACGGTGTCGACCGTGAGCGAGGCGTAGGGCTCGAGCACGTCCGGTGACTCCATCAACTCGATGACGTCGGCCCACTTGTCGATGACGAGCGTGTCTTTCCGGTTGGCCGCCCGGTGCGCGCCCTTGTCGAAGTCGAGCGTCAACCCATCCTTCGTCGAGTAGCCGAGCGAACTTTTACAGATGCCCGGCTGGCCGAAGATGAGGAACACGGGGTGCTCGACGGTGATGGGTTCGGTCGCCTTGATGATTTTCATGAGCGACCTCCCTTGATCGCTTTCAGCGTGCGTGAGATCCGCAACGGCTCCGGCACCTCGCGCTCCGAGAGCGGCGGTGTCCCGTAGACCGTGCGCCAGATGGCATTGCCAATCCGCAGTCCCGCCAGGAGGGGATCGTCGTCGTAGGGGATCACGGGGAGTGGTTTCGGTGTATCCTTGGGTGTCACTGGTTCGACTCCATTTCTGAGTCCGCCAACAGGGCCGCACGTTCACCGCGTGCGGCCTTTCGTGTGTTTACGCCGCTTTCTTCCGAAGCTCCTCCGGCCCGGTGATCACGACGCCGATCGTCTGCGCCGCGTAGACCTCACAGGCCTGGAGAAAGTCGCGCATCTCCTCATAGGTGGTGTCCGAGAGCGTCACCACGCCCGGCGATAAGCACTCGGTGCGGAAGATCGCGTCCATCTCGCGGAGTGAATAGCCGGTCGCTTCACAGCACGGACGGACGATCCAGCCGAAGTACCATTTGAGTTGCCAGTACTGCTTCGCGTCCGCCGCACGGCTTACGCGAATCTCGAGCTCTTCCCCCTCGCCGATCCGCATCTGCCGCAGATCGCGCGCGTACTGGTTCGGGTCGACGATCTGCAGCACGCCGCCAGTCATGACCGCTGGCGCGCTGACGTGTCCCAGCGGTTTCGAATCGCGTCGAGCAACTGATCGCCGAGCAGGCGGCGCCGATCGGTCCGCTCGTTCCACCGCGTCGCGAGATTCACCCACAGCCACGTCCACCGATTCACCGGAGCGCCTCGCGCATCCGTCGCGCGCGCCGCTCTGGCCATGCAATCTGCTCCTGGTGGATGCGTCGCCGCAGACGGCGCTTGATGAACGCGGCGCGAATGTCGGCGACGATCGGCGAGACGAGCCACAGGGACAGCAGGATGGCGACGGCCAGCATCAGGTACGGCAGGTTATTGGACACGGGGATACTCCTCATCAGAATCGCCGGGGGTGGTCCACATCGGCCGGCGCGCGGCGTAGTCACGACGCAGGCGGTCGCGTTCGGCTTCGCTCAGCCGATGATGGCGTAACTTCACGAGGGCCCAAGCAAAGACCAGCAGGACGAGCAAGCCGATGAGCGCGGAGACGTGCTCGAGCGCGTGGAAGAGCGTCGTCACGCAGCAACCCTCCGGCCGCAGGTCTTGCACTCGTGCTGAACGACGATGCGGCCGTCTACGGTCACGTTGACTCGTCGCAGCCGTCCACCACACGGGGCTGGTTGCGGATTCTTTTTTGAGGGCTCGACGACGAACTGGCAGCGCGGCGCGATCTTGATCTGCGGCTGCTGAATGCGCAGGCTGGCGAACCACGCCTTGGCGCGTGTCACAAGCGAGACGCGGGACTCGTCACGTACCACGCGCGGAGCGCGGCGAATCTCTCGACGCTGAACCTTCCGCACGCGCCGCGCCTGCTGCGCATCAGTCCGCCGTTCGTGCAAGGTGCCGAGGCGATACATCATTCGATCCCCACCGCCAGCAGGCTCAGCGACTGCACGGCATCGCGCTCTTGTTGCTGTTCGATGGACTCAACCCAATCGGCAATCCGCTCGCGGGTCCAGCGATGCTCGTCGTTGAGCGTGAAGATGGCCTGTAAAAGCGTGACAGCAACACCATCAGTCGGCATCGGAACCGAAGCCGTTAAGAACGGCCATGACTGCTGCAACCCGTGGTAGTTGATGCCCGAGCCCCAGCACCAGATCCCAGTGGCCTCACACGCAGCCCTGAGCGCGCAACTGGCAATAACGGACGTGCCATCGAACGCTTGCGGCTTCATCATCGAACCAAGTCGGATCGCTTCTGAGAGCTTCATCAATCGATCCCCACCGCGATCAGACTCAACGCCTGCATCGCTTCCCGCAACGCCCGCTGACCGAACTGTTCTTTGTGATGCAGCGCGACGTGGAACTTCCACACCACCACGGGTCCGCAGCGCAGGAGTTGCACGAGGGAGACGCACTCGCGGTAGTTCGGCGAGCGCATCCGGTTGATGAGCGATTCGGAGACGCCGACCAGATGCGCGGCTTCAGCGCTCGTCACGCGGGCGTCATCCAGCGCGCGGTCGAACAATTCAGACGCGAGGATGGTCGTGGCGTCCGGCTGCGAATCTTTTGTTCGGCCGGCGCGCTCGCTCTCTAAAGATGTTCGTGACGTCGCCTTGCCCGAAGGATTCGCAACTAGCGACGGCGGCAGGTTCAGTTGAGACTTGGACATGGACTTAGGCCGCCGCGTGCTTCTGGGCCAGCTGCCGCCGCTCTCCGCGCAGGTAGAGCGAGACAAATCCTTTCGATACGCCGAGGTGCGTGGCGATGGCGACCTGTGTCGCCCCGCCGGCATAGAGGGCGTCGATCTCACGCAACTGGGCGGCGGACAACTTCTGACCGCGCGGGCGCGGGACGTGGAGCCGCCCCTTCGCCGCCGCGTCCTTCATGTTGTCGGCCTGCGTGCCGAGAAACAGGTGCGATGGATTGACGCAGATAGGGTTGTCGCAGCGATGCAGGACGCTCATCCCGTCAGGGATCGCGCCATGCGTCAACAGGTAGGCGTAACGATGGGTGTATTCCGGCCCGCGGTAACGACGTCCGTCGCGGGCGGTGCGTGTTACATTGATGCCGCCATAGCCGTCTGGCCCGTTCTTCGATCCGAGCCAGGCCCAGCAGTCGTCACGGCCGACGCCGCGGTCCACCCTGGACCAGAATCGACGCGCGTCCGCTGTCGTGAAATCAGACGATGTTTCACGGTTTGTGACGTTAGTGGAACATCTACTATACGACGTTGGCATTTTCCCGAACCATTCTGCGCCGAGCCTTGGTCGTGCGCCTGAAAGTCTCTTGTATTCGTGAAATCCGCGCGTCATCCCAGCGGGTCAAGACGTCCATGTCCACGCCGGTCACCATGTGGAGCGCGTACGCGTTGACGCGTGAGCATCGCCGCGAGCGGCTCAGGATCATTGAGAGCAAGGACTGGGAAATGACATGGCCGGTCTGCGCCTTGACCAGCGCCAGGAGCGTAAGACCGTTTGTGCCGGTCCGCTCCATCCAATCTTGCAGTGAGGTATAGGGTCGTCTTCGCTTCACGAATCGGAACTATATCACTAAGAGTGAACGGATCAAGTGCTTTCTGTATACGCGCGGCAGAAACGTGAAAGTAGCAGTAAAACCAGTGATATACGGGTATCCCATGACCGCCTCCGACGCGACGGCCAAAGAGCGAGTCAGCCAACGGATCAAGGAACGCCTCGACGAGTTAGGCATGAACGCCCGAGCCTTCGCGCGGAAGATGGGCTACAAGGACGGCTGGATCAACGCGATCAAGGATGGGCGTAATGCCCTGCAGTTAGAAGACTTGGACCGTGCGGCGTTTCACCTGCGCACGACCGCCGGCGACCTGATACGGCGGGGCGACGAGCTATACGATTTACGGCCGTCAGAGGCGCGCCTCGTTCGCGCACTGCGCCTGTTGCCCCCGGTGATTCAGGATTACCTGGTCACCCTCACCGAGTATTTGGTCGGCGTGCTACCCGAGGAGGTCGGACTTTTAGAGGAGTTCCGGGACCTGGGAGACGACCAGCAGGCGCAGATCCGCCGGTGGGTCCATGTGATGCACATTGCCGGTCCGCGTGGAGCGCACGCGCCAGAAGCGCCAAACCTTGACGATCTGTCGAGCCTAGTCCGCGGAAGTGGGCCAACAACTCACGCTCCAGCACGCGGGCGGAAGCGTCCGAAGTAACCGTCGCCGTCAGCGTGAACGGGAGCACGCGCGCCATGCGTAATTTCATCCTCGTGTGGGGCCGAGGTCCGTACGGCGCGGGCATACTAGTGGGCCCACTTTACTGAGCGCAAGAGCGGAGATCGTAATTGTTCTCCGAGACGCGCAATTCTTGTCCGCGATCGTCTGACAGCACACGATTTATCTTGCACCGTCCGATACAGTGATTAGGTATGGCGAAATTCATCCCCTTGGCCGTCGCCCTGTTCCTTGCCGGCTGCAACGCCGAGCAACTAACACCGGTCGCCCCGTCCGCGACGACACCGGGAGCGCCCTCCACGGGGCCGCGCCTGCCCCAATTCACCGCCTTTGACGTGACGCTGCGCAACGGCACCACCTTCGCGATTGCCGATAGCGCCTGGCTGGGCTTCCTCTCCGTCCTGCCGCACGAAGGCGCGCTCATCACGACGCCGAGCCGCGTGCTGGTGGACTGCGGCAACGGCACCGTGATCAATCTGGGCGCCGGGATCGGCTCCGATATCCGCTTCAGTTGTCGGTGGGCCACCGCCGGAGATGTCGTCGTGCGGGCGGTGGTCGAAGCGCAGAACGGCGTGACGACCAGCGCGCAATTGCCCCTGCACGTCGAGCCGCCGATCGTCGTGACGGATCTCGTCTCGGTGGATATTGCCGTGGCGTCAGCCGTGCCGGAAGGCGGCGTGCAACGGTGGACGTTCACGCCCACGACCGTCGGCCCCGTCTCCTCGATCACGTGGGACTTCGGCGATGGCAGCGCCGGGCTCATCAACGGTCCCGCCTCGGCGGTGACGCATCACTACCAGCAGAATGGCGTCTACGTCGTGACGGCGACGGCAAAACTTCAGGATGGCAGCACGCGCGCCGCCGGCCGCGTCGAGATTCTCGTCTCCTCGCTGTGATCCGTCACCAGGTCGCCAGGATCTGCGCGCCGCCGGTCACCGACCCGCCCCAGGTCTTCCCCACCCAGGCCTGGACGGTCCACGTCTCGTTCAGTTTGGCAACGACGGCGGCGTTGACGCCGGCATCGGTCGCCACGCCCACGATCGCCCCGGACTTGCCCTGCGGTAAGGCGGCCACGGCTCGCTGAATCGACGCCGCGATGTCGGGGATGAGATGGTCGGGCGGCTGGTTGAAGACGACGCCGGTCATGTAGCATCCGCGGCGGTGCCGGCCTGCACGCGGCTCCACGCTTCCGCGTAGTGGTGATTCCAGGCGGTCCGCAGTTGCTGCCGCTGCTCTTCGGTCCCTCGGGTATAGGCCCCTGGTTTCCAAATGGCGAGGTATTGCCGCCACGCCAAGTCGGGATTGTCCGGACCCGCCAGCGCCGGGGGAAACGTCCACAGGTTCAGCCGCGCCAGGCAGTACGCCAACGTATCGTTGTGCGTCATCGCTTCCCAGAGTTCCAGCGTCTGTCTCGCGATCGTCGCCTTCGGCACCCGGTAGCAGAGCGCATCGACCACGCTGTCCGCCGCGGCTTTCGTGCGCGCGTGCTCGAGCACTTCGCGCACGGCCACCGGCTCGAGCTGCCAGAAACTATGTGCCGGTCCGCCGTGGTACTGCTTCCGGGCGGTGAAGCCGTCGCCTTCATGCAAGCCGATGGCGAGGAGCATCGCTGTCGCGCGATCCGACGCCATCGCCGGCGGGAGGAGCGCGTAGGCCGCCGGCACCGTGAAGCGGTGGATGTGATCGATCATGCCGGGAGCACCAACAGATACACCTGCCCGTCGACCATGTAAGTCGCGACGCGCCCGCTCGGATCGAGATTCGCTTTGACGCGGGCGTCGTAGTCGTTGCTCCGCACGCCGTGGTCAATGAGCGGCGTCTCACCGGACCCGTCGAGCGCCACGAGGCTCAGGTGCGTCTCGCCGCTATGGAGACACCGCCCGCCGCGGATCGACACGTAGCCCATGTTCCACGTCGGGAACAAATCCCGCCGCCGCCCGGGCGTGAGCGGCTGAGTGAGATCCCAGAGGACGCACGCGCCGTGGATGTTGTCTTCGCCGACCAGCAGATGCGGCCCGCAGTCGGAATGCCCCACCGCGCCGTCGGCGTCGCGCAGGATCTGCGTGTGCCGGGTGTCCAGGTTGATGACGCGGTTGTCGTCGTCTTCCTTGATGACCAGCCACCCGCCGTCAGGTGTCACCTGGGATTCATCGAGTTCGCCTTGCGCTGGGAAGTATTCCTGGCGTCCCTTGCGAAAGACGACCGTGCCGAGCGCGGGATAGGCCCCGTCGCTGACGACTCGTTTCACCGTCGCCGAGTGCGTCTGTCCGTCGTCGGAACTGTGCGCTTGCCAGAGGATGCAGCCGGGATGCGTGTCCGCGAGATCGAACACGACGCGCGCTTCGTTGGTGAAGGGACTCACGCGCATCAGCCGCGTCCCGTCGAGAAGATAGATCCAGCCGTTGGCGTCCCAGTACCACCCTTCGGTCGTGCCGACAAAGCCGAGCATCGGGCCGAGCCGTTCTACCGCGCCGGTCGTCAGGTCGACCTTGAAGAAGCGCGGCAAGCCGTCGACGTGCCCCGCGAAGACGTAGGCGGCATTGCCGTGGATCCAGGCGTTGCTCCAGTAGCTGTACATGCGAGGGACGAAGTCCCCATCGCTGGCATCGGTGACGCGGATGACTCGCGGCGTGGCTGACGAGGCGGGCCCGGGGGCCGGCGGCTCAGGCACCGGGGCCGGTGGCCGTGGCTCCACCGGCGGCAGCACCACGGGCGGCCGGCTCGCCCCGAGCCCAGCTTCATAGGAGAACTTGTCCCACACCGGCGTCATCTGCCCGGGCACGATCCAGTTGTCGTACACGACGTCATTCCCGTCACCTTCCCCTTCGGTGGTGATGGCGTGCGTGTAGTGCCCGTCCGGCGTGGTGAAGAGCGGCATCGGTCACGAATCCTTCGGCCGCTCGCCGTCGGCATTCTTGTCATGAATCGACTGGATGGTGTCAATGACTTGATTGAGGTCTTCCGTCCGGACCGCCGGGACCGTAATCGTTTCCTTCCGGTCCGCACTCGCCTCGAGCACGCGTGTGGCCGTGAGGATGTTGACGAGCGTGGTCACGGTCTTTTCGAGCCCCTCGTTCCGGGCCATCAATTGGTTCACTTCGTCGGTCAGTTTCGTCAGATGGCCATTGGTCTGCGCGGCGATCTTGTCGCTCTGCGTCGAGATGTCCTGCGTCGCCATGCGGACGGCTTCCACCTTGGCGGCGGTGTCGCTCGCGTGCGTGGCGGCCGTCTCCGCCTTCATCGCGGCAGCGTCCGCGCTGCTCGCGGCCTGATCCACTTTCCGGCCATTGCTCTGCCCCTGCCGCAAGGCACCCCACGCCACGATCGTTGGCGGCAAGGCCGTCAAGGCTGCCACCACAATGGCCTGAATCGTGGCGTCCGTCACGACTCAGCCCGCCCCCACGGTCGCGCGCCGTTCGTCCACGCCCGCGTCACGTCAGACCCACGGACGCGCCTTGTACGCGTCGATGATCTTTTGTCGCGCCGTGCCGTACTTCGCTTTACTCGCCGGGGCACTGTAGGTGTCGATGATCGCCCAGACGACCGCCGAGATGAGCCGCTCGGCATCCAGCGCCTGTTTCACTTCGCTATCGAGATCGGTGTCGACGTTGGTCGGGTCGTTCGGATCGAACGCGTCGATGATTGGTTGCGCCTGCGGCTGCAGGGAGGCGGGTGAGACCTTCCAGGTCGTCTTGTCGCTGGGGATCCCGATCGCCACGCCGGTAATCGCGACACCGGAGGCTTTCAGTTTGCGGTCGAGCCATTCTGCGAGTGCCATACGCCGTCCCTTCAGCAGTGCCACATCCCGACCAGCCCCGAGCCCAGCTCGCCGCCGTTGTCCCCGTACCACGTTGTCGTCCCGACGGCGCCGCTGTTCTCAAGCGCCGCGTAGTAGTGCCGCCCGACCGCGGGTGTCTTGTGCAACCGCGAGATCGCCTGCAGGAGCTGTGTCGCCGGACTCGCGGCGGACTTGGCGACCTGATTCCCGACCTGCGTCGAGCCGGTGCCGGTCGGCGCCGAAACCGTGTCTTCCCCGATCCCGCAATAGAGATTCACATTCCCCGAGGAATTCGAGACATAGGTAAACAGCATCACATCGACGCTGCCGACGATGTAGCCGTTCATGATCTCGACTTGGTTCGCGGTGGAGTTGTTCGCCTGCCGCCACGTCGCCGTCGTGTACGTCCACGAGTCGGTCGTGTCGATCCGTCGCAGATGCCGGGGCGCCTGGTGGTAGTAGTTGAAGAGATACCGCTTCGCCGCTGAATCCTCAGTCGTGTTCGTGCCGCTCGCATAGAGCGAGCCCACATAGCGCCGCGTCGTCGCGCCGGACTTCACGAGCACGCCGTCTTGCAGCACCAACGCCGTCGCCCGTGTCGTGTCGTTGGTCCAGACCAGGACTTCGAGGGTCGGTGTGCCGCTGCTGTCGTAGACGAAGACGTCGTAGGGCTTGCCGCTCGTGAGCGTCAGGGCCAGCGACTGCTGCGCGGCTTGCCGCACGTTCCACGCGGCGCCGTCGTAGAGCGCGATGGCGTTGCCCTTGAACGGCGTGAGGTAGAGCGTGCCGGCGCCCGTGACGTCCGAGTCGGTCACCGGGACGTTGGTGGTCAGCGTCAGGCGGAACCCGTTGGTCGCCGGGTCTACGGTCCCGCCACCCGCCGCGGCCGCGCTGCTGCGCGCGAGTTCGTACCACGTTGTCCCGTCCCGGTAGAGCATCAGCCGGTGGTCGGCATCGCTCATCGCGAAGTCGCCGCCCTTAAGATGGATGTTCCCGGTGCCGTGCTTCACCGTCACGACGCGCGCGACGTTTTCTGCTTTCAGGATCAGGAATCGCGCTTCCCGTCCGCCGCTGTCCAGCGTGATCGTGGCGAGATTGTCGGAGGCGGCGTTGGCTTCCGTGTCGATGCTGTAGACGTTCTTCCCGGCGGTGAGCGTGACGGCATCGGAGGCGATCGTGAGTTCGGTGGACGCCGCGAAACTCAGGGCGCCGTTGTCGTCAATCGCATCGAGGACGTTGTCGACGTCGTCATAGATCGCGTCGATCATCGCCTTGTCGACGGGCGTGCCGTCGCCCACGCCGGTGTCGTCGACAAGCGTGTTGTAGTAGGTGCGACTGAGCGCCATTAGGCCCTTCCCTGTCTCAGCAAGGCTTCAAACGTAAACCGGCGCGAGCTGGCGTCCACCTGGCGCCGGGGCCAGGTGCGCTGCAGGCCGTCGAAGTCACTAATCGTCACGCTCTGGATCTTGAAGGTGCCGGTCAGGCCGAGCAGGGTCGATGTGAACGTGACTTCGCGCCCGGCGCGGGTGTGGCGATCCCGCGTCTCATAGCGCACGGAGACGAGCGGATCCTTGACGAGGTCCAGTTGCGCCTGGGCGCGCGCCGTCGCTTCCGTCGAGGACAGCCGGCGGTCTTGGATGTACTCCTCGATGACGCCGTCCCCACCGACCAGCGCCGCCAGTGTCGCCTGCGCGCCGGCATCGTCCACCGTGACGAGCAGGTTCACGTCGTCACCGGTCGTGATGTCGTAGAGGATCGATCCCGCCCCATTCGCCGGGATGCCGGTCAGCGCCGACGCGGGCGTGACCGTGGAGTTGTAGCTGATGCTCGCTTCGATGGCTCCAACCCCGGTTGCGGGGATGCCGGTCAGCGCGGTACTGGTGAGCCCGGTATAGCGAATCACCTGTTGCCCGTTGCCGATGACCGCCCAGCCCCCGCCCGAGGCAAACGCGCTGAGCCCAGCAATGATGAGCGACGTACTCCCAGCCGTGACCTGACCCGCTGGCTGCGCCAACCCGGACGTGTCGGACGTCGGGACATTCGCGCCGAGGCTCGCATCGGCCGTGCTGTCGGTGGCGGTCGTTGTCGTGTTGTCGGCGATGGTGGACTGCAACTTGAGTTGGCTGCCGCCGGCCGTCGTGCGGTAAATCTTGCGCTGCGTGACGCTCGCGCCGCCGATCGGAATCGCCGAGAGCGCGACTTGGTTCGCGGTGGCGGTGTTGCTGGAGGGCGCGTCGGCCCCTAAGCTCGCATTCGCGGCGGTATCGCTGTACGTCGTGGCCGTATTGTTGGCAATGGTCGTGACGAGCTTATAGGTGCCGGCTCCATTGAATCGCCGATACAGCTTGCGTCCCGTGACGAGCGTGCCGCCAAGAGGGATCGCCGTCAGCGGAATCGTCTGTGCCGCCGTGGTGTTTGATGTCGGCGGATGTCCGCCGAGACTCCCGTCCGCTTTGGTATCGGTATACGTCGTGGTCGTGTTGTTGTTGATCGTCGTGAGGAGCCAGAAGTCTGTGGCGGCGCTCGCGCCCGTGGGGCCATCGACAAACGTGCGGTACACTCGGCGTCCCGTCACGCCTGATGGGCCAGTCGGGATGCTGTTGAGATCTAATGCACTATGACCTGAAATCACAAAGAAGTCCGCCACGTGCGCGTTGGAGAATTCTGTTTCGCCCGTCGCGCTGAGAAACGTCGTGATGTACCAGTAATGACCGGTAGCCATCGAACCCGCTGTGAGTGTCGAGGTGGCACCAATCGCCGATGACGGCGTTGAGAGTGCCGCCGTCGCGGTCACTTGATTGCTCGTCGGCCCGGGCGTGGTTTCCCCGCTCGCGGTGACGAAGGTGACTTCGTAATCGTGCGCACCGGCGTCGACACTGCCGCCCGCGGTCGCACTCCCGGCCGTGGGCGCTGCGCCCGGAGCCGACGTTAGCCCGACGGTGATACTGGCGGTCGGTCCGGCAATCGATTCGCCTGCCGCGGTTACAAAGGTGACGGCGTATCCGTGGCTGCCGCTCTCGACGCCAGACCCGGCCGCCAGCGCCAACGTCGGCGTGCCGGACGGAGCCGCACCAGGCCCCACCAGCCCGCCGCCCGCCCCGGTCTGCACGCCGGTGTAGGTGATGCGCTGCGGACCGGAGACGACCGTCCCGCCGCTCGGCTCGTACCACGTGCTGTCCTCCACAGGGAGCATCGTCTCGCCCGCCACGACGGAGGTGAGCGCGGTCGAGCCGCCGCCTTCTACGACCACGCGGGTCCGCACCGGGGAGAGATCCCGGTCCCACCGCACCTGACTCGCGCCCCGGTGCGTATCGTCAATCGCCGTCGCCGTGAGGGTTTCGCTGAGGAAGAGATGCAGGTCTTTCGACTCGTCCACGTACCACGCCCCGCCGATCCGGTCGGTCAAGCGGTCGAGCGCATCGGTGAGGTCTTCATTGGTCAGCGTGAATTCCTCGAGCGACGGCAAGCCGGCCGCGACGTTCGCCACGGTGAAGTCCGGCGCGTAACTCGCGATGAGGCTCGTCGCGATCGTCGTCGCCGACTGCGACATAAAGCGCGCGTTGACCTTGTGCCGATTGAGCCGCCACTCGTACGAGATGCACGTCAAGTCGTAGGCGACGTTCTCGACGTTGTCCGCTTCGTAGATGCGCGACGTCTTGAGGATGTGTCCGGCGAAGATCGAATGCGCCGCATCGAGCGCCCCGAGCCCGAGCCGGACGGCCTGCCCTTCTTGCGGGTCGAACCCCGACACGCGCATCGTCGCGGTGTTCGGGATGCCGCCTTCGGTATCCCGCACCGTCAGGTGATCGATCCGCAGCCGTCTCGCCACGCCATCGACCGACAGGTAGACGTACGGCCGGTAATCGCCGAGTCGCGTGGCACCGAGTCGCGCGATGCCGAGCCGGGCTTCGCGCCGCATCAGCGGCCCCCTCGACTCGCGGAACGTGTCCCGAGCGCGGTGACGACCTTATCGGCAAGGCGTTGCATGCCGGCGGGCGTGTCGAAGATCGACTCCCGTGCGTCCACGAAAATGGAGTTCCCACCGGTTGGTGTGAGCTTGCCCGGCTGATTGACCCCTGGAATGTAGCCGTAGGGGTTGCCGTAGTCGTCGTAGCGGATGGAGGAACCCGCGGCGCCCGGGGCCACGCTCTGAAAGGAGCCGCCCAGCGTGCCCTGTCCCGCGCGCACCGCTGCCATCGCGTCATCCCACGACGTCTTGGTCTTCGCCGCCGCCTCCGCCGCACTCTGGCCGATGACGACGAAGTTCTCTTTCATGGCCCTGGCGAGTTCATCTGATTCGCGCGCGAGCCGCTCTTCGTCGGATTCCATCTGGGTCGTGGAGGCGGTGTGCGTCTGCTGCGCGGCGACGACCGCCAGGCGGAACTGTTCGAACTGATTCGTCAGGTCGTCGGCCGCCAAGCCTTGCCGCACCATCCCATCGATCCCGGCGGTGAGTGCGTCGAAGACGTCCTGCAAGGCCGCCGAACTGAGCACCGCCACGTTCTCCACCCGCCCGAGTTCCTCGACGTAGTCCTGTGCTGCCTTGACGGCATCGTTGCCGAAGAGTTTGTCCGCGCCCGCGTGGATGGCGTCTTCGTGCGCCTTCTGCAATTTCTGAATGGCTTCCGCTTCCCGTTCGGCCGCCTCCTTGGCGTCCTTCATCGCCTTCTCGTGGGCCTTGGTGACTTCGGCCGCTTCCCGCACGCGCTCGTTGCTCTTGGCCGCCCAGTCCGTATTGAACTGGATCGCCTGCGTGTAACTGATGGTTGCGTCGGCGCCTCTGGAGATCGCGAGGTTGATGGAATCCTGTTTCGCGCCGGCTTCCTGCGCGGCCATCCCGAGGCCCATCACGCGATCGACCAGATGCGCGATCTTGTTGTCGGCGTCGGTCCACTCGGCGATCCGGCGCCCGATGCCGATCCCGCCGAGCGCCGCGGCAGCGACCAGTGAAGCCGAGCCAATCAGCCCGAGTTCGCTGGCGGTCTTGCCGGCGGCCTGCGAGAGTTCGTCGAGGGCGTGAATCTCCGGGCCGATGTGGACCCCGAACGCGCCGAGCGTCTTGTCCGCCGCCGAGAGCCCCGTGGCGAGATCGCCGATCGCCCCGCCCGCACGCGTGCTGCTGCCGTGCACCAAGCGGAGGGAGGATTCGCTCCGGTTCGAGCTGTCGGTGAATTGGCGGAGCTTGCCATCGGCCGCGTCGACGGCGCTGTTGAACTGGCTGAAGTCCGCTTGGAAGATTCCTTGGATCGCCATTTAGGTCTGTGGTTCCAACTCCTTCACGAGGTCTGCGATCAGGAGGTCATAGACGTCCGCCGGTAGCTGTTGCACGTCGAAGTACGTCATCCCACAGCGGCGAGCGATGAAGAGGTCGGTGCGAACGCGCTCGTCCCAGTGCCTCTTTTTTTTTCTGCCTGTTGTGCGTCGTGATGCGCCTTGAGCGCGTCGCGGATCTCGTCGTAGCTCTCGGCGTCGAGCGCGTTGATGGTGGCGATGCGATCGTCCTCCGGCATGTCCAGCGAGTACGGGACTGACGAGGACCAGCTCACCAGATAGCCCGCCAGTTCCGCCGCGCGCAGGTCTTTCCCGTCGTTGGCGCGCATCCGGGCGAGCATCGCGTCGCGCTCGCCGTGTGAGAGACGTTTCTTGAAGATCACGTAGTCGCCGTCCTCGATGGCGGCATCCACGCGCGCTTGTGACTTGGCTAACTTCTCCGTTGCAGCCGCTTGCCGTGCGAGTGCATCCGACGGACTCTCGTCTTTCGGTTGAGGGGCGTTGGCTAGTTCTGTGACTAGCGCGGCATGGGCACGGCGCGCAACATCAGCTAGCGCTATGCGTTCAGTCTCAGGCTTGATGAATCGAATCCCCATCTGACTCGTCTCCTTACCGGCGTGCGGTGACCATCTCTGGCAACTGCGCGCCGAGGGTGCCCTGTATCTCCCGAGGTCCGCGTCCCTCCCCGAGGTCCAGCGTGCGAATCGGCCAGCGCCATTCCCCATCCTTGTGGGGCGCGACAAAGATGAGCGGGCGCTGGCGAATCTTGAACGCGTCGACACTGACGGCGGTCCCGCGCAAGGTCCACGACCCATCGGCGCACGGCCGCACCGCGTACCCGTTGATTGCCGCCGCCGCGAAATACCCCCAGTCGATGCGGCCCACCACGCCGCGGATGACTTCCATCCGGTTACGGCGCGATCGTCCAGTTGCCGCCGGCATCCCACTTCCCGGCCGTCTTGATCGCCCCGGTCGCGCTCACGTTCACGCTCCCGTCGATGTTGGCCAAGCCTTGGAAGTAGACGGTGGGATCGTTCGTGTTCGGGATGAGCCGCAAGGTGACCGGTGTGCCCGCAAGCACCGCCGCGAAGTAGGCCGGCGAGGAGCTGGCGACGGCGTTCCACCAGCCGCTCAGCGTCCCGGAGAAATCCGGCAAGCCAGCGACGCGTCTGACGTTGGTATCGCCGAAGGCGGTCACCACCTCGCGCGCCGTGGACATATCGAGCGTCCAGGAATCGAGATCGGTCAGCGTGACGAGCGCCGACCCGCCGGCCGGATCCATTTGGACCCGCCCGTTTTTCCCGTGGAGCCGTTGATCAAGAGGCATGTGTCACTCCCCCACAAAAGGTGTCCCCGAGTCGCCCTAGGCACTCGTCCCGAGAATCAGCACGTCGTAGGTCACGCCCGTGCCGCCGGCGCTGTTGGTGATCGTCAACAGGTCGCCCGTCGCCGGGGTGACCGTCACGCCCGTCCCGCTGCCGAACCAGGCGAAGACGAAGCCGGGCTTCAGCGCGATCCCGTCGCCCGCCGCCATGAGGAACGGCACGCCGTTCGACGCCGGGCGCGTCAGTTGCACGTCGTTGGTATTCCCCGCGGCGGCCTTGATGATGATCGCCTTCACAGTGACGAAGGTGAGCACCGCGCCGTACGCGTCCGTCAGCACGCCTGCGAGATCGAGGTTCTCGGTCCCGCTCGCGGCCAGGGTCCGCGTGTCGGCGAAGATGCGATCCGCCTTTCCGGAGGTCGTCCCGTCGGTGAAGGCGACTTCCGTGCTGATGGCAAACGGAAACGTCGCCGTCCCCTGATCGAGGACGCTGGTCTGCTTGCCCGTCGCGTAGAGATTGATGTTGGCGGTCAGTGCCATTGGCCTGTCCCTTTCTCTGGGTTACGTGCTCATGACGACGCGATACTGACCGCCGCGGTGATACCACCGCACCGTCGGATCCACATCGTCCACTTCCGTCGTGCGAATTCGCGACTCGCGCTCCACGACCATCGTGGAATAGCCCGACACCATCAGCGTGGCGCCCTCCAAGAGTTCATCGATCCGAGCGGCGGCGCTCTTCACGTTTGCGGCGGCATTTGGCGCGGTTGAGAGCGCGACGGCCAGCACCAGATACCGCGCTTCCTCGAACGCCCTCGATTCGAAGCGCGATTCATCGTGCTCGTCGACCAGCGTGATCCGAACGAATCGCCGTGCGACAAAGTTCTGCGACTGCGGCGGCGCTTCATCGAACCAGACGTTATCCGGCATGTAGGAGAGCAGCGTCGGATCGCTACTGAGCTTCGTGAGCAGCGCCGTGTCGATGTCCTGGCTGTCAGGCATCGCCGAACACCCGCGAGAAGCCGAACTTCGTCAGCATGTCCTTCAGCATCAGAAACATCGCCCGCCGCCGCTGCAAGACGATCGGAAGAAACACATGCCCCGGCGGCATCGAGCCGCGATTGGCCCCGATGCGCGTGTGCCGCGCCTGCGTCCCGTATTCGAAGATCGCCGCGTGGCGCGCCGTGTTCTTCACGACGTAGCTCACCAGTCCCCCACGACTGACGCGCCGCTGCACGACGACCTTGCTGCGCAGGTTCCCCGTGCGCGCCGGGTAGCGGGAGCGAATCGCAAACGCGGCCGCGTTGGCTTCGCCCTGCACGATGTGCTCGGCTTCCGTCGAGACGTTCTCGGGGAGGCTCTCGAGCCACGTCTGGAATTCCCGCAGGCCCTTCCAGGTCACGCTCGCGCTCACAGCGATCGCCCCTGCAGGAGTCTCACCACGATCAGGATGAGGATGACGACGAGAATCAGATGCACGAGCGACGTGCCGACCGGGAAGATGACGCCCCCGAACAGCCACGCGACCAGCAGGATGACGATCAGGATTTCGAGCAGGCTCATGGCGACACCACCTCGTTACACAGCAGGACCAGCGTGATGTTCCGCTCTTCCGGATTCTTGACGTCGTTGACGTAGAGCGTGCGCGTCCCAAAGACGATCTGCGTCGCGGTGGTGATATCCGCCCGCCAGTCGCCCTCGACGATGTGCGTCGCGACCGTGAGCGCGGTCCCAGAAGTCACCCGCTCGAGATCGCGCTGCGAGGCCGGACGAATCGAGCAGTACCAGGTGGGCGGGGTGAATGCCGTCGGCGTCTGCGTATACCCGCCCTGTCCATCGGGCACCGTCGTCGTCGGCCCCTGCAACGTCACGAGGTGGCGATAGTCGCTGCGTCCCATCAGGCCACCGCCGGATCACGCATCCGGGCAAGCAGACGCCCGACGGCATTCCAGAGGTTCTCGTCGGCGGCCATGTCCTCGCCGCGGTGATCCCAGAGATGCGTGAGGACCAGCAGGATCGCCGCCTTCACCGGCGTCGGCACCGTCACGTCCGTCCAGGTGAAATTCGCAAACAGCCGTCCGCCAGTCGCAGGACTCGCGGGCGAGCCGCTGATCGGGACGGTGAAGGTCGTCGTGCTCGTCACCGTCGAGACGAACGAGCCGCTGTATTCCGGCTCCGCCGTCCCGATGACCCGCACGACATCGTTGGTCGTCAGGCCGTGCGGATAAGGCGTGGTCACCGTCGCAATGCCCCCACTGCTCGTGATGGAGGTGAGCGGAATCGGCCG